CTTTTCTATACTCTACCATGTATTCTTTACGATTGTACATAGGAAGGTTCTGCTGTGGGTTGCATATTTGGCAAAAAGGCAAGCATTAATTCTGTTAATCCTAAGAGAGGAGTAGCTGTAAGATAAATTATTCCGTTTGTTGTAAGAGTTCTTAATAAACATTCGGTATAAATCTCAAGACTACATTCTTCATCAAGATGAATAAAATCACAACTCACACCTTGAAAGGCTGCTCTACCTTGTTCATATGCTTTGAATTGTAAAGATGAAACCCCACCCGAAATATGTTTAACGAAGACTGATTCAATAGCATCTGGAGTACCCATACGTACTGTAGTACGAACAATGCTTTCTTTGGGGATCATACCTGTACCTTGAAATTCGTCAGTCCCTGGAGATCCCAAAAGAGTTGTTTGAGCAATATCTCGCAGAGTCTTTCCGATATCACCGCAAGACCAACCTTGGACTGGGTGATCGAACTGTTTTCCGGGCCACCAAGTTGGGTAATTTCCAGTCAAGTGCAATGCATCCTCATAAGAACCTGCATAGCTCTTTCCAGTTCTATTACCACCTAAAAAAGCACGTTCATTAAACTCCTTACCTAATCGGAAAAATTCAAGATGCTTCGGATATTTGAACCTTGACAGTTTCCCTGTCGCTGGGTACATATATTCCAATTTGTTGAACTTCCTCCTCTGATCCAATTCTTCTAGGCTCGAAAGGAGTTCCGTCTTTTCCTCCAACGTCATTTTCGATAGATCCATTATCAACCACCTCTCCCTCAATGATGTCTTTGTACTTAGAAAATAGTCCGATAATCTTGGTTTCTATCTGGGCATCAGAGAGCCTGACTGTGGTGTTCTGCTCAATCTGAAGTTTATCCTTGTACTCTGGTAGTTTGGCTTTAAGGATAAGAGTAAGTAATTTATCATTACCTTTTAAGGCAAGTTGGATAGCTCTTTCTTCTAGAGCTAGGTCAGCTTTTGGTTTAGCTTCCTTAATAGCCTTAGCAAACTCGGAGTTGCGTTCAAGTTCTTTGTGGTATATAGAAGCCGAGACTTTAATAGCTTCTCTAGCCGATTGAATATCGCCTGTGTCGATATAAGCAGTAATGAATAGATCCCGCTTATCTTGATCCCATAGGTCAGCGATTGGTCTATAATGGTCATTCTCAAGAGCCACCTTTAAGCGTTTTTCTAGATTGTAAACTGCTACTCTAAAGGACTCTACTTTAGCCATCTGCACATTAAGTTGAGGTAAAGTCTTATTTACGGATTTAGCAGCTTGTTGTAGATCTCCTGTCTTGGCAAGAACTTCTAGAACTTTCTGTTGATCGTTGTATCCTATTGTATAAGCAGCTCTCTGGTCTCGTTTTTCTGCTCGACGTAATTTTGCAGCTTCACTTCTATCTTTCTTATATATCTGACTCTGAATAGTAACACAAGCTTGGCAAGCGCCGCCTTTAACTCGGCGCTTAGAGAAATGCCCTTTTTCACAAGGATTACCAGTCCAGAAGAACATCAAGCCATCTTTTATGGCCTCAGCTTTAGTCATAACAGGCATATTAAGCCCGTTGACCATCTGCTGTTCTAGGGTTTCCTTTTGTATAAAAAGATCGCTTGTTCTAGTCATATTCTGGACTTTTGTGTGCCTGTAAGCCCTCAGTATCAGTAGGATCAGCAAAGCAGATTACAGAATCTTGCCTAGTAAAAATATACTTTTTACCGTTTATAGTATGCTCTTCCCACCCCGCATCACTATACTCAACTACATCTCCTGGCTTTATATCCATAGGCTTAAGATAGCCAGTCTCATATCCTGCACGAACCTTGAAAGGTCTACCTGTTGTGGGACTTTGAACCTCTACCCATTTCTTTAATCGTTTACCGGACCACAAGCAACTACTTCACCTCGATGGGTTTTTGCTCCATGAACGTATAATGTCTTATGTTTATATTCGTGTCGTTTTAAGACGACCCAATCCGATAAAGGACGTATCTTCATAGTATTCCACCTCTAACCACCAACAACTTGAATAGCAATTATCTCGTAGATAAAGACCTCAGTATTGACAGATCCATCTGGGTAAGTAACTGTAGTCTTAATTTGATTAAGCTGACTTGACTGGCCGATATCATTATTAATTATATTAAGTGCGCCAGGGATATTGAGACTTAAGACAGGAGTTGTAACTGTTACTGGAGTGTCCTGTATGATTAATGTATCCGTAGTAAGATTATCAATTCTATAGCTAAATAGAGTGGGTACAACAGGATTGTTGTTATTATCAATAAACGTAAGTTCTAACCAACAATCAGATCCCGCATTAATTACAAACGATGGATAAGATCGTACTGGTCGGCCTGCTACACCTGCGTAACCCCGCTGAATTTTAGTACCCTGCCTGTGCTAACTGCCATCGACGGCCGCGCAAGATTCGGCATACTTGCTGCTGTGAAATTAAGGATTTACCTTTAACTTTACGTCCTATAGAATCAATTTTATCTAGGGATCTAGCATTTCCTAGATTACTGATTTCATATAATCCCTCGAAACCAAGAATTTCTTTCCATACCTCATGCTGCATAGTTAACGAATCCTTCCTATACGTGTATTCTTAAAGAAATGTCCAAGTGATCTATCCTTAAAAAACTCACCCTTTACAGTATTCTTGAATAATAATCCAAGTACCCTTCCTCCAAACTGTGCTAGTTGGAATTGGAAGTTATTCTGAAAAGCAGTGGGTTGGAAACCTTGGAACATTATTCTATTTCTTTGTTATATTCATGTGTAAGTCTTGAGCACCTTCTTTGTACCACTGGATAGCAAAGTTCTGATATTCAGGTGAACGAGTCAGTAGTGCTTGATGCATGCCATATCCACCCACCGCATCAAAATCACAATTGAATCCCCACTTTACAAACTCCACATCAGTATGTGGAGCATTGGCCTTTCTCCAATCTTTATTTATATAGTAGTATGCCCATTCAGCTACTGGAGGCCACTTATGGGTAGGATCGCCATAAGCCCTAGCACTAGCCCAATATGGAGTGATTATCTTACCACCACAACCTTTCTTCAGTACTCGATATAATTCATTCCAGAAGTATACTCGTTCCATAGCATCTAAATGTTCAAGAAAATGGGAACAGTAGACTTCACTGATACTATTATTTGCCCAAGGCCACTTCTCATTACCTAGATTACATACTACATCTACACCAGCAAATTTTAATATATCGACACCTACAAATCCTGGTTGTTTAGTTTTACCGCATCCAAGATCCAATTTAAGGACCACCTCAGCCTTTTTCACGCACCTCTCCTTACATTTGACATTAACCAATTGGGGTGATCTAGGGACCACTCTACAATCTTTTCAATACTTTGTTCGATTGCACAAGGAGGTTCCCAGCCTAACTTTGCAAGTTTGATGCCATCCAAGGCATATCTAAGATCATGGCCTGGACGACTACTATGGAAATCTATTAAACGATAGCAAAGAGGTTGTCCAACGGCTTTTGCAATCTGTTGTGCTAAGTCTAGATTATCCATTTCACGCTCACCGACAATGTTGTACTTTTCTCCCGGTTTTCCGTGCTCTAAGATAAATAGTACAGCACTAGCAACATTCTCAGCATCAATATAGAATCTACTACCTGGTTTGGTCTTAGTAGAATCTGAATGAATTAGTACTTCCTCACCATCTCGTACTTTAGTAATTGTCATCGGAACCATTTTTTCGGGATGCTGGCGAGTACCAATCACATTCATTGTGTGGGTAGTGATAACAGGTAATTTATAAGTATTATGGTATGATAATCCAAGTTGTACTGCCCCTGCTTTCGTAGCAGCGTATGGATTACCTGCATTATACCTATCATCTTCTTTGTAGGCAGTTCCTACTGGAGCCGGACCAAAGACCTCATCAGTAGAGAAGTTTAGAAATCTTTCACAGCCTGTGAGCCTAGCGAAGTCAAGTATGTTACAGGTTCCAACGACATTATCTACGACAAATTCCATGGGATTGTCGATGGATCGGTCAACATGGGTGGCTGCGGCCAGGTGGAGGATGTAATCATGAGCCCCAATTTGGGATGCCAATTGATCATTCGCCGCAGCTCGAAGATCATGATATACAAATCTTACTCTTGGGTTCTTGGCTGCTCCTACTTCTGCTAACCGATTGAGATTGCCTGAGCAATCTAATCGGTCGATGATCGTGATTTTCCAATCGGTGCGCTTTAATAGTACATCTACTAAGTGATGTCCTATGAAGCCTGCTGCCCCCGTTATTAATACCTTTATCATTAGAACCACCTCTATCTACCATACACTTTACCAAACAAAATCTTTTACGCCGAATTTCCCTTCATAATCGTAGTGACCCACTAAGATCCCGCAATCTACTGCACAGCGATAACCATGTTTTTTAAAGTCATTCCAAGCGTATAGGTCTTGAGTTCCAATACCCGTACCTTCTGATCCATTGAGGGTTTTAAACCAAGGTTTACGAAGTTTTTCATCTTTAAACATATTCATCCGCCACAGATTAAATCCCATGCTAGTTCCCCAGCACTCGATTAATTGGCCTTGCACGGGCACTTGTGGACGAAAATTCATCTGCTTATCATTGATATCTCCCCAGATGTGGGCACATCCTTCTGGACCTTTACACCAATAAAGACCACCAATACAAGCAAATTCTGGATGTTGATCCATCCTTTGTATAAGCTTAATGAGACCATCAGCTGGAGGCATATTATCAGCCTCTACAGTAAGAATGTATTCCCATTGAGAAAGATCTGGATGAGCCATTATTTCCGTAATAGCATTGGAGTAAGCTTCCCCAACTTCTTGCCCTAAAGCTAGCATTCGATGCACTGCTTGATTAGGGGGAAACATCAATGACCAATGACTCATTGCTACTTTTGCTGGTATCAAATCAGCTGAGGGCACTATAACGATTACTCGTTGTTTCTTCCAACTTGCTCCTTCGGTTACTCGCAAAGTAGATTTAGCTAAATCCGAGTTGTGATATCCCACCCCACTACTCACTATCTCAGGTTTTCCACTCATGCTACTACCCACGCTGTCGTTGCAGAAGTCTGAATATAGGGCACCAGAGTTCCGTTACTCAACGAACCTGTAATCGTCATGTTGTGCCCGCCACCAGAATGGTCGTTGATATCACTCGTCGTTGTACAGGGACAATCCCAAAGTAAATTAGCTGTAACGACTGCATAAGGAGCAGTCATTTCTGCGGTTAGCTGTGTCGAATTTAATACTGAGGTCCAACAACGAATTCGCTCAGCGAATGCAGCAGCAGAGTTATTGCTATTGTCATTGAGCACCTGTGCTAGGGCTAACGCCCCTTGAGCACCCCAAGTAACTGAAGCGTTCGATAACGCTCCACCATTCTTCCCAACATAGACGATCATATTCGCTGAGCCATCATTGGTCAGAGCTACATAGATCCAATCATTCGTCGTGACAGTCTGTATCGTGCTGGAAAATACAGTACTGTAATATCCCTGTATGTGTCCCGTACTATTATTCACTTGCAAGCAATCGAAATACGCTGTAGCAGGCGTACCTCGCATAGACAGATAGGCATGATAGTTACTCGAAATCAGAGCAACCTGAAACCATGCAGCAAAGGTATATACAGTGCTGCCTGGCACTGAAGTATTGCTCAGGTAATTAGCACTGTTCCGGGTTGATTGCCCAACAGACATTATGCATTCCTGAACACTAGCGCGATATTGGCAGAACTGATGTTGAACGTACCCGTTGCAAAGAGCATCCTGCCCGTAGCTCCGGGCGTGATATTCTGCGTATCTGTAGTGTTCCCAGATGTAATAGTGAACTGCCGCAAAGCTAGAGATTGTGTTACTGACCAAACCATCTTATAACCACCCCACACCAGCGAAACTAAAAGGATTGTCTGTACTAAATGTAGTACCTGTTACCGTAAGACTTGTTCCTTGAGTACCCGAACTAGGTTCTGGAGATTGATTACCTATTAAAGGCCAATATTCAATCAAGTTGGCCGATTGTACTAAGTCGGGGGTCTGCGTGTAGAGCTTCAACACATCTGCATCCGCCAGTGCGATATTCCATAC